GATTTATATGTTTCACATCCTTTGAGAAAATACCAAATACACGATTCATTATATTTTGTATTGCTATTTCAATATCTTTTGAATATATGTCTTCATGTTTCCCTGTACGATAAAGCCTGGTGCCTTTTTCTGCTATTTTCCGGGCTACGAGATAAGCAAATGACTTAGGCTTTTCTACTTGAATACCTTTATCTATCATCCACTGCCGAATAATCTTATAAAAACCCTTAGGTACTTTCCCCGGTCCACGTCCTGTTTCCAATACACCGAAAGCCTTCCTACCAAACAGAATTCCATGATCATCATCCACTACGACATGCAAGCTCTTGATAGTCCTTCCACTTGCACGCTGCCCAGCCTGTATATGGTTCTCAACAATACGCTGCCGAAGACTTTCCAATTCTTCATTCAGGATACCCTTTATCTCTTTTCTCCTATCTTCCATAACTAACACATTGAG